GATGATGCTGCTGCTGCTGATGCTGCTGCTGATGCTGCTGCTGATGCTGCTGCTGATGCTGCTGCTGGTGCTGCTGCTGATGCTGGTGCTGCTGATGCTGGTGCTGCTGCTGATGCTTCTGCCGATGCCGATGCTGATGCCGATGCTGATGCCGATGCTTCAAGTGAAGAAGAGGAAGAAGAAGAATCTAACGAAATAGAAGGTCATGAAAATATGAATGGATTAAAACCAACATTAAAGCAATTAGTAATTACACCACGCACTGGTTCAGAAAGTTATATTTATGAGATACAAAATACACCAGATTGTTTAACAAAACCTACTCAAGAAAGTTTAACTTCTAATATAGAAGACTCATATAAATCTTGGAGTTATGAAAGTGTAAGTGAATTTGCGCCAGCAACAACAGTTTTATATATTCCTTGGAAATTAGATACATATGTTGTTGTATTTGAGAGAAATGAAGGTGATATCAAATCTAGAGGTTTATTCCACTTTTCATCTAGTCAAAATACAGTAATTGATATTAAAGACATTAAAATTACAAATTACGCTAATACACAAGATGATGCTAATAATAAATATGTACAAGATAGTAAATATGGTGAATACGATGTCTATCAAGTAGATAAATTTGTATTATATGACATTCCTACTTCTAATTTAATAATTCGTAAAGAACACAATACAGGAAGTATTGATATCCACAATAGTTTAGGAGATATAATTACACCTGAAAAAGTATCCGAACAATACGAAAATAACAAAACACATGAAAATCAAGAAAAACATTCTGAATTAAAGGCTTGGACAGCAGTAGATGGTCAAGGTGAGAATGTAGTAGTTTATGTTAAAAATAAAGAAAGCACTTTAGTATGTGTATTGGGTTATGATTCAACAACAATGTCATCTTTAATATTAAAAAATGTAAAGAGATTTACATTATATGGAGTAGATAATGGCGATAAGGTTGAAAAGCCTACAGCAGCTTGTAATAAAAAATCCGAAAGTCCCGAAGAAAAAAAGTCTGAAGGTCCTGAAGAATCTAAATCCGATGATTATATTTTAAAAACAGAAATAGTTCCTAACGCTTGTCCATCTTGTCCTTCATGTCCATCTTTACCAGAAAAGATTACATGCACAAATTGCGGTGGATGCGGAGGTTCTGGAACTGTAGGAAGTGATGGAAAATCATTAGTAAAAGATACAGTAGATGCTGCTGGAAATATAGTAACAGATGTTGTAGATGAAGCTGGTGATATTGCTAGAGATACAGTAGGAGGAGCAGTCGGATTAGGTAAAGATACAGTAGGAGGAGCAGTCGGATTAGGTAAAGATGCGGTAGGTGGTGCTGTAGGATTAGGTAAAGATGCGGTAGGTGGTGCTGTAGGATTAGGTCGTGAAATAGTAGGCGGTGCTCTAGGATTAGGTCGTGAAATAGTAGGCGGTGCTGTAGGATTAGGTGGAGATGTATTAGGCGGTGCTGTAGATATAGTCCGTGATGCCGGAACCGGTGCTGTAAGAATGATTCCCAAAGATCAACGTAATCAAAATGGAAGACCAAATATGCAAGGAGCATACTATGGAACAAATAATGATTACAATTATAACGGAACATTAGCTAATAAACCAAGTAGTAATTTTATGCCAGTAACAGCAGATTTTAGTTCTTTTGCTCATTAAAAAGTTATATTATTAATAAAATATATTATTAATAATAAAGGTTATAAAAATAAGAATATAATATACATCTAATTATGGAACAAAAATTATCTAATATAAATTACAATAATATTTTCGAAAGAGAAAAAATAGCAAATGATATAACAACAATATTGAATGAATTTTCTGAACGATATAACGATCCTTTATATAAAAAAGGAATATATATTTATGGTTCTCCTGGTGCTGGTAAAACAACATTTATTATGAATTTATTGAAATCGTTAAATTATGATATAATAAAATATGATGCTGGTGATGTTCGAAATACAGGGTTAATTAATACAATTACTAGTAATAATATATCAAACCGAAATGTATTAGATATGATGACAAAAAAAGTAAAAAAAATAGCAATAGTTATGGATGAAATAGATGGAATGAATAATGGTGATAAAGGTGGTATATCAGCGTTAATTAAATTAATACGACAAAAAAAAACAAAAAAGCAAAAATTAGAATGTGCAACAATGAATCCTATAATATGTATAGGTAATTATTGTATAGATAAAAAAATTCGTGAATTAATGCGAGTATGTAACGCGTTTGAATTAAAATTACCTACTACTAATCAAATGAATACTATATTAACTCAATTATTTCCAAAATTAAATAATAAAAAACAAAGTAATATACGAAATACACTATTAAACTATATTCAATCAGATGTTCGTAAATTAAATTTTATATATGATATTTATACCAAAACGCCAAATTTATTAGAAAACGATTCATTAAATCTAATTTTTCGTAAAAAGTCAAACAATGAAGATTCTAAAAAAATTACTCAAACGTTAATAAATAAGCCAATACCATTAAAAAATCATAACTCTTTTATGAATGAAACTGAACGAACAATAGTAGCATTGTTATGGCATGAAAACATAGTAGATATGTTAGAAAATAAAGAAAGAAGTAGAACTATTCCGTTTTATCAAATGATATTAGACAAGATATGTTATGCTGATTATATAGATAGAATTACTTTTCAAAATCAAATTTGGCAATTTAATGAAATGAGTTCATTAATAAAAACTTTTAATAACAATAAATTATATCATGATTATTTCCCTGAAAATAGAAATAAATTTAATCCAGAAGAAGTAAGATTTACAAAAGTATTAACAAAATATTCAACAGAATATAATAATATGATTTTTATTTTTAATTTATGTCAATTATTAGATATGGACAAACATGATTTACTTTCAATGTTCCAAGAATTACGTATCTTTCGTAAAAACGACTTTATGACAAATATAGATGCAATGAATGAGGTAGAAAAAATGTTTGATAATTATAATATTAATAAATTAGATATTAGACGTATTTATAGATATATGGATAAAAGTGTAAAGAAAGATGCTACTAATAATTTAGATGAAGTAGAAGAAGTATAATAATTCATATTATGAATATATGAATTATTGTTATGTTTTAAGTCTGTGTAATTCCTTTGTAAGTTCAGAATTATCACTAACTAAAACATTAAACTTTTGTTTGAAAGATTTTAATTCATTTGAAACTCTATTCGAAAATTGTTTTTGAATTTCTAATTCATTTTCTATATTTTCATTACGTTGTGTAAGTATTTGTATCTGTTGTTTTAATTGTTCATTCTCTGATGTGTTTGTGTTATTTCCATTTTCAGTCAAAGTTTTAACTTTTTCTTGTAATAATTGTATAAATCTTTTAGATTGATCATTATGATTTGATAATTCTATAAGTTGTTTTTTTTGTTGTTCAATAATATTAACAACTTGTCCATTCGTTAGCTGTATAGGTTCTTGTCCTTCTCTTTGAAGAATTATAGGTCCATGTTCTTTTTGATGTTCTGCTATCATTTGTGCGCGTTTTGCTTCAATCTCTTTAATTTGTTTTAAAACATCTGGTTTCATTTCTGGTTTTCCAGGGTCATATTCATCTAATAATTTGTCGATATCTTCCATAAAAAATGATTTAATAGATTGCTCATTATCATTTTTAATAAACATATCGACAGTTTTGCTTGACTCTTTAAAAAATTGAGGGTCCTGCTTTTGTTCAAACATTTTTCGTTTATCAAAAGTATTATGTTCGTGAGAAAAAACTAATATACTTTTCATTGGATCTAACTGAACGAAAGGTATAGTATATTGTTTTAAAAAAGCTTTTTCTTCGGCGAGTGCTGCTCCATCTTCATATTTAGTCTGTTCCAAGAGTTCTTTTTTAAATGCGAATGTTCCTGCGGTCGCATGATTAGGTCCATATGGACCACATTGTATCATTTTGTTCATTCCTTTAAAATATACATAAATTTCACTAGAACCTGAACATAACGCTTCAGGATTTGATAATAACCTATCTACAGAATGTGAAATACGATCTGGTGGGTAATAATCGTCATCATCCATATAAACAATAATTGAACCACGAGCAAATTTATGCATATAATTACGTTTTGCTCCTAAAAACATTTTTTCCTTTATTTCAAAATATCTAATTTGAGGTATGTTTGATGATACTATTAAATCTTTAATCTTATCTGTTCCATCATCTACAATAATCCATTCTAACAAATGTTTGGGATAATCTTGATTTCTAAAACATTGAAACATATTTTGAATAAAAGGTCTTCTGTTAAAGGTTGGAGTACAAACAGTAACAAAAGGTAATTCTTCGGTCTGATTCATCATTAATATATATTCATTTTATTTTTTATATTACTAATCCATACTAATATAAAATTATTTTATCCATACTTCGAAAAATCTATCTTCACATGGTCCCCATCCTCCTCTTTGTTGATAATCTACTTTAAAATTATGCTTAATTAATATGTCGTCGATAAAATTTTTTAATTTTATATCTTGATAATCATTTTCCATTATTATTAATTTTATATTATTTAATATTTCTGGCATATCCCTTAAAATATTATAAAAGGCTCCTTCACAATCCAAAACTAATGTATCAAATTCTATATTATATTTTTTATTTAATTCATCTACTGTAATAGTATTTACTTTTATAAAACCATCTTTTATTTCATCTGATTCATATGTAAGCCAATCTTTTTGAATTAAATTTTTTTTAGATAATGCAGAAGCTTCAATATGAAATTTCAAATTATTTATATTTTTATTATGTTCTAAATATTTAATTGTGTTAGGGTCTGATTCTAATGTTACAAAATTTGAACTGTCTTCTAAAATATGACCAATAATTACAGAGTTTCTACCGATATTACTACCTAATTCTAATACTTTTTCATTACCAGTTAGATAACGAACTGCCATTTTCTGTTCAGGTAATTCATCCAATAAACTTCCATATTGAAATTTTATTTGAGAATGAATAGTTGTTAATAATACATGAACACATAAATTATCTATAAAGGTTTTATTTATTTTACTTACTTGTGACAATTGATTAATTCCAAAAGATTCTAATATATTAATACTATTAGTAGTTAAATTATAATTTTGATTAAAACAAAATTTTAAACATGATGTTATATCACGGGGTATATCATATCCTAATATACACATTGCGTTTAAAAAAAAACAATCTTCTGGTAAAATTATTGTATTTTCAAAATTACTGATATCCAAATCATTTTTTTTTCGATATCGTATTATATCTTTATAAGAAACTTTATTTATACATTCTATCATAATATCTTTCTTTCTATATGAAAAACCACCACATAAATTAAAACCTTCTTTTACAGGAGAACGACAATCTATATATTCATTATTAAAGGTAACTCCATATTTATATGGGGGTCCTATAAATCCATATTCTTCAGGAATATGGTATTTATCATTTATTATAAATGACTCTATTTGAAACATAAGTATATGTTGTTCATTTATACTGTTCCAAAATTCTATATTTTGTAATAATAAACTATAAATATTTTCAAATTCTAATTCATCAATACCTATATTATAAAATTTAAAATTTCCATTTATATTTTTCTTAATTAATTCTTCATTCATATTACTTCCATAAATTTGTAAATTCCATGTATCACCTAATTTACTCATTACTTGTTTTATTGTGCTAATTAGATGTTCATGATTTCTTGGTTCTATAATTATAGCTACATGATCATTGTTAATATTATTATTAATAACAATATTCATTTGTTCATAATATGAAATAAATTTGTCCATATTTATAATTTATTTATTAACTTTTATATTATAAATGTTAATAAATATATTTGTATAAACTTTAATATCATTTTAAATTCTTTGTAATATTATTTAATGTATCTACTATTTTTTCATTATTATCTTCTTTAAGATTTTCTGCTAATTTTTCAACATTTTCTTTTGATAAGACAGGTGTATTAACCTCATTTAATACAATATTCAAATCATCCATAGATTTTTCACCTTTAATTATAGAAATAACAGTGCTAATTACAACACTTAATATAGACATTATAGTTATAGCCATAATTACTGTTTTCAAAGGATTACTTTTAATATTTAGACTAGAGTCTACTAAAGCGTAAATCATTACTATTAAAAATCCTATTGTAATACAATTTTGAAACAAAAAATTAACTATTTTAATAATATAATTTATAACTTTATCCCAAAAATTCAATGGATTACATGGATTATCAGAACGTTCATTAGGTTTATGTTTTTCTAAAAATGTATCAATTGATGATATGACTTCAGAAATATTTTTATTGTCTTTATAAATAAGAATTGAACCAAATGTATGAATTATTATATACAATAGACAAAATGCGGTTGATAATGGGACTCCTAGAAAAATTAAATATATCAGAACAATAAACTTTTCTATCCAAAATAAAGGATTAAATACTTTTATTAATGATGTAAACCCACCTATTGGCAATAGAGCAGCAAGTGGGCTACTTTCCATAAATGACAAAATAAATAAAATAAAGGTTATAGTATAAATAATTTGTGAAAAAATACCAGAAAATTCAAAACTAGCAATATCTACTAATATATTTTTAATTAACGAACCAGAATTATACGTATATATTGTTAATATAGCAAATAAACCCATAAAAATAAATAACATACCAAATTTATAATCAGGATTTATTGTAGATGTAATCACGTCAGGTAAATATTGTACAAAATACTTTTGTAAGTAATCTGGAAAAAACAAAGGAATATTAATAAATTTATCAATAAATCTGAAAAACGGATTTAATCCACTATAATTATGTATATAATCACGTGGTGTTTGGTATAACTTTGGTCTAATATTATTATCGTCTTTATAAAATGTAATAAATATCCAATTATATACAGCAATAAGACCTATAAAAATAGATAATATCCAATTAAAATAGTTTTTCACGTATTTTACATCACTTTCTGAATATGTATCACCAGAAACAATTTTTGTAAAATTTGTAATACTATTATGGTAAGTATCAGTAAGATATGCGTATGCTTTTTCAATATGTTCTGCAAACGATACAGTCTTATATTCAGACTTGTTACCACCTTCGTATATATCATCGTTTGATGTCCATTCGTCATCCTT